GGCGCGCCTGTGCTGGTGGCCTACAATTTCAAGCACGACTTGGCCCGGCTACAGAAGCGTTACCCTAAAGGCCGCGTCTTGGACACTGACCCTGACACGATCCGGCAGTGGAACCGAGGGGAAATTGGGTTACTGTTCGCTCACCCTGCGTCGGCGGGACACGGCCTCAACCTCGCGGACGGCGGCAACATCCTCGCGTTCTTCGGGGTCAACTGGAATTTAGAAGAGCACATGCAGATCATCGAGCGCATAGGGCCGATGCGGCAGAAGCAGGCGGGCTATGATCGCCCTGTCTTCATCTACCCGATCCTCGTCCGCAACACGGTCGACAACCTCGTTATGTACCGCCTCACGTCGAAGAAGAGCGTGCAGGAGGTTCTATTGGAAGCGTTAAAAAGGAAAAAGAAATGAGCAAGAGCTTTATATGCAGCACCTGCGCCATCGAACACGATACGGTGACGCTGGCTCTGGAATGCTTCCAGTCGCACGAGGAGGCGGCCAAGGTGCCTGAACCGAAGGCCGCCGAGCTGCTGGGCCGCGCTGCGGCGCACATGCACGATCGAGCGTCGACCTATGACGAGCCAGAGGGCGAGCGGTCGATGGGCAAGATCGTGACGGCCTTCAACGCCATCACGGGCCGCGACCTGACCGAGAGCGAGGGCTGGATGTTCATGCAGCAGGTCAAGCTCGTGCGCCTGTTCACGCGCAGCGAGTACCACGCCGACAGCGCCGAGGATAATATTGCCTATGCCGCGTTGCTGGCCGAAGCGAAGGGAGACGGACGTTGACGCACGATGCACGACGGAAACTGGAGCAGGACATGTGTCTTGACCCAGATGTTTGGGCAAAAACTTTTATGGAGATAAAGAAGGAGGCTGACCTCCATGAAGTCAGCCTTTGGTTCTCTTCTTGCCTATCGACCGCGTTTATGCACGGACAGCAAAGTCCTCGTTACGCTTCTTTACAGCAAGGCCGCCCTCCGAAAAATAGCGGAACTTCTTGTAGTCTCCCGCCTTCGTCGGTTGCAGCCTAAATTCACTGTCTTTGCTGTAGTTTTTGTGTCCAGTCAGCCCGTGGGCCGCGTCTATAACACGCATCTGTTCAACACTCAGCCTTGGAATATTCTCAAGACCGGGGAACATGTTTTCGTGCGGCTCCAAGCGTTGCCGAATGCGATCCCAAATGTTCCACTGGTTGCCAAACAGATGCAAGCCTGACCCCGCCATAGCGTCCTCATTGGCTGCGACCACATCTTTGTATGTCTGGCCCATCAATTCGGCTTTTTGCGGTTCAGAAATCCAATCAACATCCGCAAGATAGTCAGGAACCGCTGGGTTTACGTCGCCTGATTTCACGCGGAACTTTGGTGAGGGGGAGTTGCCGACTTCTGACAAGAGTAACTCTTGGATCAAACCCTTGTTCAAATCTTCGAAAGAAGTAGGCGCTTCTTTTCCTTCTTTTGCTGCACGCATAGCCGCGAGGTTAAGCGCCCGTTTTTGGAAAGCCTCGCGTTTAGCGGGATCAGCAAGAATGGTGTCCATGTACCTGTTGGCCATGTGCCGATCAATCGCAGAGACACCGGCATCGGGCTGCCACGCAACACCAAACGACCCAGTTTTGTTTGATAGGCCGGGAACCTGCGTTGCCATGCGTTCAACAAGGCCGGTCCAGTCTTCGCCCTCTTTGCGATGGAAGAAAGCTGGGTCGCGCCGAAACAGATCGAGGAAGTCCGTGTATCCCGAATAGTCAACGCTGCCCCGTGCGCCGATACCACCCTTCGAAGCGGCACCCAATCCCATCCGATTAGCAAGCGCGTCACTAAAGGCTTCTCTCTGTTCTTTCGTGACTGCGTCCGTCAGTTCCCACGGCCTGCTGTTTATGATGCGATCCAAATCTTCCATCGAGTTCATACGAAGGCGAGATGTGGCAAGCTGGTTTGGCGTTAGCGGGTTGTTGGGCGATGTATAACCAAAGGTCAGACCCGAAAGCACCTTGGCGTCCGAGAGACCTTCAGGCTCGTCCATTGATAGCATCAGCTTACGCTGGATGCCACGGTGGAGTTCAGGATCAATCCGCGAGGGGTCGATCCCTGAAGCCTTCATCTTAGCCATGTCTTCATAGGTGAACCTGCCTTCGAGGCCGCCCGGTATGTCGAAGCGTTCGCCACCACCTGCCTCATAAGGAAAGGAGACAGGCTCGTTCAGTGGCCCAAGATTTGGTACGCCCAGCGTATCGCCGAGGTCAGCCATCTGGCTGCTAGTCAGTTCCCAAGGCTGCATGCCCTTAAACGTAAGAGGTACGTTTTCCTCAGCGTTGAAAGAGCCAGACACAGATGCAGGTAAAGAAGGCGCTGTTTCAGGCAACGGGGTCCGTGTTTGAGCCAGTGGCTTTTGGTTGGCGCTAGGGCCAGAGCGGGCAGCACTGAAGCGTTGTATCGGCCTTGATGGTTTGCCCTCTTGCGTAACCGTCAGTTCCGACGCGGTCTTCGCCTTCGGCGTAACTTTCAAATCCGCAGCCTTCGCGCCTTTAATAGCTGTCTTCTCTGCGGCGTTAATCGCTTTACGTGTGGCAACGCCTGCGGGCCGACCGAGGATAGGCACGGCGGACAGCACGGCGGTTCCCGCCATTGCTTCCATCTTCTCAGCCTCGGCATTGCGGCCTTGCGCCCGCAGTTCTCGTGCGGTCTTGCGGACGTCACCGAAGTCACGGATAGCCGCAAGTGGTGAGAATATCGCATCTTCAATAAAGGCGTTCGGGTCTTTTACCGCCGCGTCATAGGTGGCTTTCGCGATGCCCTTGACGTCACGAACAACGCTCGAAGGCGTAGAGGTCTTGGCGTAGTTCACGACACGGCCCGGTATCGACGCAATTCCGCTGCCGAGTTTACCTACGTTCGAGGTTGCCGCTTGGTTAGACTGGCGGCGCTCGACCTTCATCGCATCGATACGGCGTTGACGCGCTCTTTCGGCATTCTTTTTGCGGGATGAAACGCTACCAGTCATCGTAAACTCCTCTTAGCGGCGTGCGCCGTAGTGTCGTGCCATATCGGCGATGGTTGCCCTGCCGCCTGTCTTGAACGCCTGCACGCGGCCACCACGCTTGAGCGCCCGCACTGGCCCGCCCTCGGTATCAGGCACGTCCACGAACTGGTTCAGTACCTCGTCAAAAACCTGAAGGTTGAACCCATCAGGTGTTGCGCCGGGCACTTTCGGTACGTTGAAGTAGGTTATTGGTACCTCCTCGGCAGGCATGGCAGACAGGCCGCTAGGTCCTTCTTCAGTGAGCGACGGGACAACCACTTCGAAGTCATCTGAAAGCTGGCCGCGAGTGTCTTCAGGCGGCGGGGCAATCGTCGATGCGGCGGCAACGCCACCCTTCGTGACGCGGCGCTCAAGCGCCCGATCAGCCGCTTGCTGGACCGGAGCAGCCGCCTCAAGACGTGTCAACACCTCTTCAAGTTCTTCGGGGCTGCTGGCTTTAAGCATACGCGCCAACTGGGTGTATGTTGCGCGCGACACGTTCGCGTTTCGCATGCCAGACAGAAAACGTGCGGTTCGAGTAGCGATGTTGCCCGGAGTGGGGTTGACAAAGAGGTCAACAGCGTTTTCGATGTTGCCGCCCGCAATCTGGTTCTGGATGTCTTCGCGTTCAGCAGCTCGGCGGAATGTCGCACTGTTGCCGGTGGCCTGACCGAGATCGTTAAACAACTGCTCTTCGCGCCTTAGCGCTGCCTCGAACACCTGAAACTCGCCGGGGTCCATTACCGCTTGAAACTTTTTCAAGGAGTTTTCCTTGAGGAGAGTGTTGGCAAAGTTTTGACGCCTACCTGTATCCTCAAAGCCCTTCAAGACTTGCTGCATAAAGCCAGTCTTGAAGGCCTGCTGTTCGCCCGGAGAGTAATCCTTCATAAACTTGCCAAACTGCTGCCAGCGCAAGCCACCAGAGTTTTTGCCCTGTTCGAGAGCTTTCTTGATTTCGATGTCGCCCTTGTATTGCTGGCGCGCAGCTTTATACTCCTTCGGGCCGATGTCATCCAGTCGCTTTACGAATTTGTTGCGCAGATCGCTCAGGGCCTCGGCAGGGCCGCTCTGGCCGCTGGCGTAGAGCGCGTTAATCTTGCGATCAAGGGCAACCTTAACCTGATCGAGCGTACCCATGTCTGGAGCCATCTTGCCGGTGGGAGAGAGACCAATCACTGAGCCTTCCGCGTCCATGATTGGGTCGAAGATTTCGCGCAGCTTGAACTGTGACGGGTCCGCGCCCTCAAGAAGTGCGCCTTGTTGCTTCAAACGCGAGGTTTCAAGCGCATCAATGTACGCAGAGCGGATTGCCGGGTCGTCCAGAACCTGCATGATGCGCGGGTCGCGTATTTCTATGTCCTTCCAGCCCGAACCGTAGTTCTTCTCGGCATTGTCGCGCAGCGTTTTGATGACGCTCTCCTCCGACGCGAAGTAATCTGGCGTCGGCACCGCCTCTTTCGCAAGGGCTTTGACGCGCTGCGGGGCACCAGACTGTAAGTTGAACAGTCGGCGGGCGAGATCGGCTTGTTCGCCGCTTGGTGTATTGACCACGTTTTCAGTAAGACGGCTAAGTTCTGGCGATAGCCCGCCAAGGGGCAAGTTGTCTATGCCATACGTCTTTGCCAATTCGGCTAGTTCGGCAATTTTTGCGTTGTCCAAACCGCCTTCGGCGATGCGGCGGCTGATGATGCCCGCTGCGCGGCGGGCTGCCTCTTCGTCGCCCATCTCCGTGCCACGCGCAGATAATACGCCGCGACCAAACTTGACCGCCTCGCCAACGCCGTACCCCGCAGCACCCAATGGAACGCCGAGGGCACCACCGATAACAGCTTTGCCCGCGCTGTCCACAAACCCTTCGCCCGAACCGAAACCCGCAGTGCCGCCAGCAACTGCGCCCGTAGCGGCAGCTCTGGCGAGAGGTGATGATAATTTGCTAATCCCTGTACCGGCTTGGATTGCCCGTCCGGCGACGTTAACACCGGGGACGAACATGGTTCCGATGCCACCTGTGATATTCAGAGCGGGGCCAAGGACGGGATACGCCTCGTTGAACTTGGCGCGCTCAAGCCGGATTTCGTTGACCAGCTCATCGTAACTCTTGTCCGAAAACGGGGCGCGAGCAGCCGCCTCAGCTTCGTCGCTGAACTCAAACGCCGCGCCGCCCGCCAATTCGCGGAGGCCGCCAGCGACCGTCTCACCCGCCGTCAGTTCGGGAGGCTCAATCTCAAGCTGAGGCGCAACATCGGCAGTACCGCCGCCCGGTGCCTCATATACCCGAACCAACTGCTCCAACTCTTCGTCACTAAGCGTGTCAAGCTGCGCGGCAGTGTTTTCGTGCTGCTGGATGAGGTAGGCAAGCTCCTCGTCCGACATCCGGTCGATGGAGGAGTATCTGTTGGGCGTAGCATTTTGGCCGGTGTTTATCACTTCTTAGTCCCCTTAGCTGCGGCGCGGCGCTGCCGCTCTGCCGCGAGCTGATCGTAGGTGAAAGGCGATACACCCATCCGAGATTGCTGTTCGGCAACTTTAACGCCGCTGGCAACGATATTCATGAAGCGTTGCAATTCACGCTTGAACTGCACTTCCGAAGTGGCTGCGTTCATGTTTGCGAGAGCTTCCGTTGCGGATACCCCTTCTGGCCCCGAAATGGCACCAGCACCCTTCAGTTGCTCAAAGGCTTGCATGAACGCGCCCTTCTTAACAGCATTCAGCGCGTTGGTGAAGTCGCCTGCGGGTGTCGCCGGAACTGTGCCGATGCCGAAGCCTCCCTTGAACGGATTAGGCATGCCGACTGCGGCAGAAAACCCGGGGTGCTTGAGAAGAGCGGCCCCCTCGTTAAGCGCCTGCTGCGAGATTGACCGAAGTTTAGGGAGGCTGAACTCCTTCGTCGCGGCACTTTCGCCGAGCACCGAAGCGCGGCGGTTGCGGTACGCTTCGTCGGCTTGCTGCGCCGGAGTTTTAGGAGCCTGAGGCAGTGGCGTGGCCCGAAGACGCTCAAGCTCTACCCTATCACGCTCCGCTTTATCGTACTTGGCCTGCAAGTCAGCCAACTTGGCTGCTTCTGCGGTAGCCGCCGATTGCGACGGCTTAGCGTGATACTTCGGGTCGCTGAATTTAGAACCGCTCATCACCGGCCTCCTCTAGCATAATTAACAATCCGCATTGCTTTTTCAGCAAAGCGCGGCCCAAATTCCTGAATGAAGTCATCGAGATTAGCTTGTGACGGATCGGAAACCAAATCAGCCCATGCGACGTCATTGGGTTGGACGATGCTTTCCCCAGAAATTGGATCGTAGGCTTTACTGTTTTCAATGATGACCGATTTCATCGTTGGTGTCTTATTCGCCATCGCCTCCAACTTCGCCATAGCAAGCGCCGTCGTCACGTCCTGCTTGGCGAGGCCCAGCCGCTGGGCGAAGCGATCTTTATCCAGTTGCTCAAGCGCCTCGCGACGGCTGATCTCGCCCTCGCGCTGGGCCTTCTGCTGCGCCGCCAAGACGGGTGAGATATTCTCCAAGATGCCGCCAAAGCCACGACGTGTCGTCGGTGCGGCTAACGCTGCCGACAACTGGAACATACGCTCGCTGAACGACGGGGCGTACCGTTTCTCCGCCAAGGCCTTAGCCTGAGCGTCGTAACGAGCCTGCTGCTCCGCCGCGAGCTTGTTGAAGGCCGTCATGGACGTCTGGACATTGGGGTTGTTGTACACTGCCAGACCGCCAGCCTCCGCGTCAGAAGCGGCAGCAGCGTCTGCATCAGCGGCAGCAGCGTCTGCGGCAGCAATGGTGTTAAGGCCACCCAAATCTTCGTTCATCGTCTCTTCCTCTGCGTCGGTTGCCGCTGGCAGCATGTCTAAGCCTTGCTTCATTTTACGAATGTGTTCTATCTGCCACGGGGCAAGGGGCGGGTTTTGCACGATCACTTACCTTTCAGCGAACCGACGATGCCCGCCGCAGCGGTTAGCGCGCTGGCAATATCTTTCCCAGTCGATGAGTACTCCTGTTTGACGCCTGACGGCGAGATACCGTATTCTTGCGTCGCGCTTGGGACGCCGGAGGCAACACCTTGGAACGTCTTCATCATGTTGTTGATCTGCTCTTGCGGATAGCCCTGCTGACGCAGGAAGTCCTGATACGCCACGTCGAGGTTCTTCTGACCCTGCTGCTGCTCCAGTGCGCCGACGCCGCCCAGCGCGCCTGCGCCAGTGAGGCCGAGGCTCTGCGCCTGCTCGCCGAGTGTCGACAGAGCGCCAGAGGCGGCGAGCTGCTGTTGCTGCTGCGCCCGCGCCAGATCGCCAGCCGTGCTTGCGAGAGTGCCGAAGCGCGACAGGTCAGTGCCTGCGAGCCCAGCGGCCTGCGTGTAACCGGATTGGAGCGCCTCCGTCTGCTTGCCGAGGATGTCGGCACTGGTGTCGCGAAGGGCGCGCGCCGTGTCGGTCATCATGCCCGACGGCGTGCCGCCTAAGCCACCACGCCCGCCGAAGCCGAGCTGACCGGCTTGGAT